GTGGTCGTATTAAGCTCACTGAGTGCGTCTGTAGAAGCCGTACCTGTAGTTCCCAACTTTCAGACTGGTAGTCTTACTAGCCATACAGAGACTACTTCTACGGTCACAGAAACCATAAATGTGATTGATTATCAGACTGGGTGGCAATATACCGTAACTGGTAATAACATTAGTACAGATGCAAGTAGCTTGGTTCCTCCAGCTCAGAGTGTTACACAGTCAGTAAATGGTGTAAATTCGACGTGGACAAATCTAGATACAACCAACATGCCAAACTTCACGGTGACGGATTCAAGCAAACCGTGGCAACTCACTACGACTCTCAGTCAGCCAGGATTAAAATCTCAGACAATAATACAAAGAACGACAGAAATAACTTCAGTCACAGACACGGTTTCAACCTTCAGTCAGTAAAATATTTACTTCTTGCTTTAAATATATTTAGTGCTCCTATCTATGCAAACGAAGTAGGAGGTGTATCCGCAACGGCAAATCCTGTAGCAAATTCCAGTGGTTCAGTATCTAATTTGGCCGTCCAAAATTTAAGTGGCCCATATATAACTAATACTCACGGAAATGGGGTGTCATGTCAGGGAGCAACTCTTAGTATTACTCCCTTCGCAACACTTCAAGATTCATGGAAAGAACCTTATGAAGATTATTATATGGAAAATATATTTGATAATTCAGATACCAATAATGATGGTGTATTAGACAATCCAGGGGCTGTGCTTTATCAAAAACCAACTAGAACAGGTCAGAAATCTAACCATAGTATTGGATGGGGAATCAGTATGAATATAACCGTACCATTAGATAAACGTCATAATGAGGGTTGCTTGAAAGCAGCTAATACTCAGAATGAATTAAACAAACAATTATTAGCTAATAAAAGATTAGATTTTGAAATGGCAAGATTAAAGCATTGTGCTGAACAAAAAAGGCTTGGAGTGACCTTTCATCCATCGAGTCCAGCTGCTCAAATATGTTCAGATATCGTAGTTGCAAATCCTCATGGAGTTATTCCTAATCATCAGCACGAGATTCCGAAATAAGTTTTTTCTTTCTTTTTAAT